CGGTGGTCTCCGGCGGGAACACCAACTCGTCCCAAGGCGCCAATGCCGCAATCATCGGCTTGTTTGTAACCATCGTAGGCACCGGGAAGTCACACTCGCCCTCGTCCCGAAGCTCCCGGATAGCCTTCAAAGCCCGGCGCTTCCTCAAGTTGGGGAAGGCAGCCAGCAACAGCTCGGCACTCTGGTCGTCGGCCTCGGGATTGGCGATCAGGTTGGGCAGGTCCGCAAGCACAGAACCCTCCGGCGACTGGGCCGCAATAGCCATCACCTGGTCCATCGTCAGGTGCTGCTCTTTCTGACCCATCTCCTGCTGCCAGGTGACGTGCACACCGGCCCAGCCGTAGGTCCACAGATACTGCGACAGCAGCTCAACCTCACGGGTCAGGTCGTTGTACATCTTCGCATTCACCGCCCAATCCATCAGATTGTGCGCGGTGACCGCCTGGTCGAGCTGCGACACATTCGTAGGCGAAACCCGCATCATCGAGCGCCAGAATGACGTCGAACACAGGTCGACAAGGCCATTCACCACCTCGTCGGCCAGGGGAATCCGAGTGTCACTAGCGCCATCCCAGGGGAATGCAGGCTTGTTCCTGTTGGCATCGTTCCACTTCTTGCCGTCATCGGTCTGCCCAGGCCACCGGCAATACCGAACAGACTCCACTTTATCAACCCGGGCGAACACACCGTAGTCGGTGGCACTCCGCCGAAGCTCCTCGGTCAACGCAGACACATTCGGCGCCTCGCCAACCCTAGCCATCTCGTCGGTCGCAACCTTGTAGGAATCACCTTGCATAGTGTTTTGAATTAGTATCCACCGCCTCCGCGGGTATCAAACCCCCCATGACCCACAAACGCAAGACCCGAGACCAGTAGCATCCCCAAACAGTCGATAGGATCCTTAGTGGCACCCTTCTGACCATCCCTCCCTGTATGCTCCGAGAGCGCATAGACCAGGTTGTGACAGTCGTTCACGATGTATAGGTTCGGCTCGTTCAGTGGCGTCAGCTCCTTCGTAGCATCGAACGACAGATCGCTATTGATAGCACTCGTCCGCTGGTCCACAGGCACGCCAGGAGCCGGTATGAAGGCCATCCCATCGTCGGTAGGATCTTCGGATTCTGCCAAAAGATCGATCAGCGTAGTCCCGCCAGCCTCAGATAACGCAGGCGATCCCCCCGCCTTCGGATCGATCAGGCGCATCACCGGCTGACCATAGCCAAGGTCGTCCTCGATCTGCCGGAATAGTCTCCGGTATTCCGAGATCGACCTTCCAGCCTCTAGCGTCTGCGCCGGGCCAGGCTTCCCATCGGCCTTCTCGCCTGGCAACGCCCATTCGCCATAGTTCGCGTAGTCGGGAAACTCCCGCACCACCACCCGCTTCCCATCCTCATAAACCAGCATCCAGATCGCATACCAGTTCCGCGCCCCGGCAGGATCCACCACCATGTACAGCGTCCCGCCCTCCGGCACCGATGACCGCGGTATACAATGAATCTCCGGCCGGAACCTCGAAAAGGCCCGCCCAATGTTCTCACTGGCCCAGCCATAAGCCCGGCACAGGATCTGCCCCATAGGCGCCCCGGCCAGCTTCGACTTCATCTCGTCCCAAGGGTTGTACGGATTGTCCTCTGAGAAAAAGAACACCGTCCTTCTGTTGGTAGCCTCCTGCTGCATCACTCGCGGAGCCTTCCCCATAGGCCATGTAGGCAATCCCTGTTTGCCCGTAAGCATATCGCCGGTATGCCAATCCAACACCTTCGCCCCGGCCGTGAAGTCCTTATACACACTAGCCACACCCTCCAAAGGCGTCTGTGTCACAAGCAGCTTGCCCCTCCTCGTAACCAACCGATACCGCAAGGTATCAATCCAAGTCTGCGGCACCAACTCGTCGCACCAGATAAGATCAGCCTCCCGGCCCTCAATCGTGTTCTCGCTCTGTGTGTAGTTCAGGAAGTCGCACCTACTACCATTAGGCAGAATGAAACTGCCATCGGTGAAACCATTCTTCCTGCTGTAGTTCATATAGTGTATCCGCCCTTTCTTAGTAGCTTTCAATGCTACAGGCAGATAGTTATATATAGCAGGCTGCTGCACTGTCACACTAGTGGCATGGCTTGTATGACAACACAGTATCGAGGCGTTCTCCTTCTCCAATAACGTCTGCACTACACGCCGGGCAGCCCATAGTGTCTTACCAGCCCGATTCCCACCGCTAATCAATAGCTCCTGACACAGGCCCCACTGGGCATTCGCCACCTCCCAGTGGTCAGGCACAAACCCATAGGTGTACGGATCGGCCTTCTCCAGCAGCACCAACTGCGTGCGTTTCTGCTTCAGCTCCACCGCTCGCGGATGCGAGGCGTCCACCTTCGGAATCACCGGATGCTGCGGCTGCTCGTTCCACCAGATGTCGCAGCACTTGTCGCTGCAGAACTTCTTCACCTTGCCACCCTCGCGCACCTTGATGATCTCGTAGGGAGCACCGCAGGTGAGGCACAGGAGAGGCGGCTTAGGCAGAGCGGAGGCGCTTGCGGAGACGGTTGAGTTCATTGCGGAGAAGGCGGTTCTGCTGTTCCAGGTGCAAGACGTCGAGAGCGGCTAGACGCAAGGCGGCGGCGTAGAGGGCGGTTTGTGATATTTTTTCCTTTGAATCTACCCGTCGCCTTTTAGCCCCGCGGCCGGATCGTCGACCCCCTCCCCCGGGGGTGGCCTGGGTGCTTGCCTTGCTCTTGCCCTGGCGCCGGGGTTCCGGGGGGTGGTTAAGGTCTGTTGTTAGCACTATCGTTAGCACTGGTTGGTGTTAGCACGCCAAACCCCAATGATTGCTGGGGTTTACGCATGATGAGAATCGAACCCCTGGTTAAGTTCAGAGGTTAGCACCGTCGGGAATCTGCTCGTCGTTGACGGGCGTGACATTGGTCTCCGCGGAGCGGTTCTTCAGGTCGGCCATCAGGTCGCGGTGGTTGACCGATGCTGTCATAGCTAAGTGAATTGAGGTAGGTTGACCCTTAATCACCGAGAGTTTGTCGGTTAGCACAGCGACCGCTACGGGTAAGTTCCTATCATCGATCAAACTAATAGAGGATTCGGCCAATCGTCTGGTGCCTTTCCAGATGGCAACCTCCAGGAATCCTGTCACATCACGTCGCCAACCTTCCTCGTCTTCAGGGTAATCGACTGGAACCTTAACGCCTCGGATCAGCTTGAATGCGGTTGTCTTTGATACACCGGCATCGTCTGCAATCTGTTCCAATGACTTATTGTGCAGCAATCCATCTACAACAACATCGGCTTTCTCTTGTGTTAATGAGTCATTGAAGTGTTGTTCAGGATGATGTGTTTTAACGTATCCAAGCTTCTCTGCTGCTTTGAATACTTTGTCTTGCGTTGCCTTTGGGTACTTTGTGCTGCCTGCAAGTATACGCTGTGTGTACAGATAGTTTACACCAGCAGCCTCTGCTACATTCTCAATGCTTGGTCGTTTCTTCTTATCACCCGGCATAAGGCGCAAAGCTATAAGGGAACTCTCCCCAGTGGTTGAGTTGTTTCTTCGGCATCATGGCATAATGCGGAATCTCGCACAGTGAAAGCCGGAATGCCGCGGCAAAGTCTTCGGAGAGGTATTCGAGCTGTCCTGGGAGGGTATCGACAGCGAACGGCATCCACAGGGTGGGGAACTGATCGACCCTGACGTCCTTGCACCAGTCGATTCTATAGGGGGGTGCTGTATCCACCCTCTGGAGCAATTCAAGCGCCTCTACGAGCCGTTTACGAGGGATTGCGAGGCATCCTGATGCGAACATCTGGATGGGGACAAGCTCCGGGGCTGCCTCGGCATTGGCTGTTTGGAACTTCAGGGCCTGGAGATGCTCTGCTTTCGGGCGTAGGGCAGGCCTGGGTGGCAATGTCCTGCAGGGGTATGGGATGCAGACGGTGGCTTGGTGCTCGTGAGCGAGTTCGGCCATACGGATGATATCGGAGGCCTGGAACTCGATATCGTGGTCGATCTGGACCCAGACATCCTTGCCGCTATCCAGGAACCACTTGGTGGCCCTGCAACGGCTGCGGCTGATCAGGGCATCCTCGCGGACGGTACGGAGATCGGTCTGGCGGTCTGATCTGGCGAAGGTTGCTGTCAGATCGACCCAGGAGAGCAGACAGGCTGCACTGACGCCGCCGTAAGCATAGAGGCTGACATGGATGGAAGGCCTGGTGCCTGCCTTGGTCTCCTCCTGAATGACTGTCTTCGGTGCTGGTGCGTATAGGAACGGATCTTCCATCTGTTTGGATTCTTGGCTCATTCGGTGGGTGGTTGCAACTGTTCCGGTGTGAGAGTGTCCTGGCGTTGCTTGGATAACCATAGCTCATGGCCTCGTGACACCAGGTACACGATGGATCCGCGGGAGACATCCATCAGTTTGGCACAATCGTTCAGTGAGATGCCTCGTTGCCGTAGGTAATAGGCTTTGAGCAGTTGTTGCTCGGTGTATCTTGGCTGGTGCTTGTAGTCCTCGACGGTACAGAGCATTGGGTTGAGGCTACCGTCTTCGTTGAACTTCTGTTCTTTCGGGTAGGACAACCAGCCTGCCTTGACTGCTCTGGCTATGAGATCCGGTGCTTCTGATAGCAGACGCAGCTTGTCGTTATGGGTTTGGCTCATGGTTAAAAGGATGGAACGTCTGAGAAGCGGCAGAACTGTCCTTCGTAATGAAGGGTGATGACACCGCACTCACCGTCACGCTGTTTGGCTATGGCGATGATGGCATCGCCTTGTGGCTCGTTGCGATCACGATTAAGCAGTAGAACCAGGTCTGCGTCACGCTCGATCTGGCCTGAGTCGGCAAGATCGGTGAGTCTAGGGATACGGCCTTTGTCCTTTTCGTTCTCACGATTGAGCTGTGCCAATGCTACGATGGCTGTCTTGGTATCGGTGGCTACTGCCTTGAGTCTGCCTGATACCTCCGCGATCTCGTAGGTCTTCTTTTCGGCAGGCCTGGAGCCATGGATCTTCTGGAGGTAATCCACTAGGACCAGTTTCACTCCCCACTTGCGTACAGCACGCCTGATGACTGCCGTGATGGACGAGATATTTGACACCGATGCACCAGACACAAAGTGTATTGGGCTATGAGCAATCTTTGCCGATGCACTGCTCATAGCTTTCATACCGCCTTGATCGATATTGCCAGTCTTGATGTCCTGCATCGGTATTGATCCAATGCTGGATACCATGCGTCTTACTATTGATTCGTCAGACATCTCTAGCGATATGAATAGCGTTGGAACTTTGTTATCTATACAAGCAGCGTTGGCTATTGCGATTGCTATAGCTGTCTTACCTATCGACGGTCTTGCCGCTATGATGGCGAGTTCGCCTAGCTGGAAGCCGTCGGTTTTCTGGTCGAGCTTGTAGAACCCGGAAGTGATGCCCGAGAGCTGGCCTTGCCGGGCGAATCTTTCCTGGGTGGAGTCGATGAACCTTCCTACAACCGATTTGGAGGATTGCACCTCGTCACGGGAAGCCTCGATGGCGAGGCCTGCTTCGGCATTACAGACGATTTGATCGACCGGGAGGGTGGAGACAGCGGACTCACGCATCAAACGGTCTCCGGCGGCCCTTAGCTGTCTGCGGAAGTGAGCTTCTAGGACAGACTTGGTGAAGGTTGGGTGTGCTGCAGGCGATGGGCACAGCTCGTCGGCCTTGTTCAACTCCTCGAAAGGCAGGGGAACATCCGAATGAGTCTTCTTCCAGTCATCGGCAATAGTCTTGAGCGAAATCTGTTCATTACGAGCAGTAAGGCCTTTGATGGTTTCGTATATACCTCTGAGCTTATCGTTCTGTATTGCGCCCGATGGTATCTGTGCAAATACATCGAAACACACATCACTACCGCCAGCAATACAGGCTCCTATAAGGCCGAACTCATCGTCACTAGCATAGAAAGGGTCGTTCATAGGTAGTTACGAATATCCATAGCATCCATAGGATTCGATGATGATCTACCGTTGGACGATTGTGACGGTTGTTGAAGGTTCCTAGGCCTGAATATGCCTGACCAGCCGGAAGCGATGGAATGATCGACAATGGAAGGAAACTCCGATGGTGAGAACTCATTCGACCACTTGGTCAAGGCAGCGGTAAGGCCTGTCTTCTTGTAGGATTCACGCTTCTCGGCCTTGTGCTGCAACCAAAGCTTCACAGCAGCAAGGCAGTTCTGAGTACGGAAGGCCTCTGGAAGCTCGACACCGTAGCCGACATCCCATTCGGACTTCGGAGAAGTCTTTGTCTTTTCTTTAGGAGAAGGAGAGGGAGACGGAGAGCATACTTCTGGCATATGGGTTGGCATTGCCTTGGCATCGTCTGGCATATGCGTTGGCAATGCGTTGGCATCGGTTTTCCACCTTCGGTTAGCTATTTCCCTCTGTTTTTCGCTGTATTCCCTCTGTTTTGTCCTTTCCGCCTCAAGTCTTTTGTTCCTGTAGTTGCCTTCGGCATCGACCTGGAACTTACCTTGGCATATGCCATAAGAATGCGTTGGCATACCGGCGCACACCCTCTGGAAGTCGTTCTCGGTCAGGAACCCTCGGGACCATTGGATGCACAGAAGGGAGATGTAGGCTCCCTTCTCCTCGTTGGTCATGGTGATGGTGCCTGCCAGGAAGTCGTCGGCATAGAACTGGAACGCAGGCGACCTTCCTTTCGGTTTTGTTTCTTGGCTCATGTATCAAACAGAATGCCCCACCCAGACCGTGGTAGGAACTCGCGCACAAGCTACGCGACGTGACACGGTAAGGGTGGGGCGAAGTTGTTGGGACACGGCTTGTGATTGTGTTGTCGGTGTTCGCTTCCTACGGCTCACATCGACGTCGCGCTGTCTATCCAATAGCCCCGGCCTTGTCCAGCCTGTCGTATTCTAGCGCCTCCTGTAGGGCTATTGCGTGCTGCTCTTCGGTAGGCTCATCGGAACCGCAAATGATACCCAAGCGCTCGTGGTATCGGTATGCAGCTTCCTCCGATAGGTTGTCCGGTGTTGGAGTCATTGCGGTGATCCTGGCCTTGTCTAGCTACCTTCAGGCGCGTCCATCACCCATACGATATCTGCCAGGCGAACATCGACACCTCTGATGGCAGGGAATGCTAATCGGTTTGCGACAGGCTGACTGTGGTAACTGTCTAACACCAGGTGAATCCATTCACGATTGATTACCTTTGCACCGCCAAATCTAATGACCTCACCTGTTCTCAGCCTTGCTGCATAGTCGAACGGATTGTCCATGCACGCCTTACCAAGAGCTTCACTTCCAACTATTTCCTGAATGAGTTTCGCCTCTGCTTCAGATGAATCTGGTTCTTCTAAAATCTCATCATTCATAATCAGTATAGGTTAGGACACAACACATCATGCACCTTAGCAGTCAGCTCCACATCCTGAATGGCGTATGCGATGGCTGCCTGGCGATCTGTCTGCCACAGGCGATGGAAGTCAGCGCCGGAGCCTGTCTTTTCACCGAGGCCTAGGTGCCTGCTGATGGTGGCTAGGCTGCCATGGGCACGGCTGTCGCCTAGCTGCCAGACGTCCCGGAGATCGAGCACCAGGTCGTTCCAGTAGCGTCCGCTCCTTAGCCAGTAGGGTACGGTCAGACGGTACTTCCAGCTCCTCTTGATCAGGAACGGCAGGTCGAAGCTCTTGATGTTGAACCCTACGAGCTGCGGGTTCCTCTCCAATGACGTGAGGAGCGTCCAGAACTGCTGCAGCATGGCCTTCTCGCCGTCGGCATCGCTGCTCAGGATGCAGACTTTGTCGTGCTGGAACTTGTAACCAATACTGATGACTTGCCCGGTAAGGGCATCCAGGGCGGCGTTCTTGATGTAATCCGCGGCGTGCGTCTCCTCGGCACGCTGGATCTTCTCAGCGATGATGTCCGGGTTCTTTATGTTTCCGGTCTTCACCGTGGTGGGGTCGAATGGCGGGATGACTAGCTGATCGATGGGCAACGGCCCTGTCTCGATGTCGAAGATGATGGTTGGGTTAGATGGCATAACTTGGACTGGAAGGTAATGGTGGAAGTGGTGCGCGTTGTTCCACGAGACGCGCCCCTCGTTGCAACGGACTCCTATGAGTCCCAGACCCACTCAGGCCTGGGAAAACGGTTTGCCGCAGTGTGGGCAGGTGGTTCGCTTACCGGGACGCTTCTTGAGGGGCGGCACCCCCAACCACTCGCAGATCTCGTGGTAGCTGCGGTGACCGAAGGACCAGATAGCCCCGGGGAATAGGTGGCCGGTCTTGTACAGTTCCAAGGCATCCTCCTTGGACCTCACCGCCAGGTCTTCAAGGATCCTGTCGGTCCTGACGCTGAACGGGAACCCCCAGCGTGCCTGGATGGCCTCGTGCCGCTTGGCGACCTGAATGACCTGGCTGATGCGCTGCTTGGTCAGGTTGGTCAGGCAGGCGATGTCCCGCAGGGTCTTGCCCTCGGCGCGGAGCAGGATCACCTGGGGGACGAGGTCCATCAGGCGGTGCCGCGGTTTCTTAGAAGGGGATGTCGTCATCGGCTGTGATCTCTCGGGTTAGCTTGATCTCTTCCAGACGGGCGTTGATTGCAGCCACCAAGCGCTTGTCGGCGGCTGTGATGTTGGAGTCTGCCATGGCCTTCGGCAGCCATCGGTCGGCCAGACCTTGGACCGCAGCATCGGGCAGGGCAGAGATGACTGTGCCCTGAAACTTCCCAACGTGCACCTTTGTTTCGGCCAGTTCGGCCTTGGTCAACGGTCGCTCGCCGTCACCCTCCCGGGGCGGTCGATCCTGGATGCGTTTCCATAGTCCCGAGGGTTGCAGCGGCTCGCCATCCTCGTGCGGCTGGATGACCTTGATGTTGGCGTAGGTCTTGGTGCCGTCCTGCGACTTCTCGTGCACGATCATCAGATAGGCCGGGCGGCCGATCAGACCGTCCAGGTCCAGGCTGGTGCTCTCCTTGAGCGGTTCACCGAACCAGTCTTTCAGGAACTTCGCCAGAGCCGCCTTCTCGTTCAGTGACGGCGTCATTGGGGCGGTCATCACCACCCATGGCTGGGCGGGAGTTTTGCTCTTGTCCTGCAAGTCGATCTCAAACGCGATCTTGAACTTTTGTTTCACACCGTACTGCGTCTCGTACTCCCTGAGAGGGGTGACATCGACACAGACTGCCCGTCCTGCATACTTGGGGCACGGTGCGAAGTCGCCCTTGCCGCCGCCTGCTTTCACTAAGATTGCCATTGTTGTTCTGTTGTTGTTGTTGTTGTTGTGTTATTTCGAGGCCTGTTTCTCGACCTCGGAAAGTGTCTGAGCCATACGGATGTACTGCGCCCAGTAGTCGGGCCAGGTGTCCCTGATCTTCTTTAGGTTGGTGGGATCGGCTGCCAGTGCAGCGGCGCCCAGTGCCCTTACGAACGATCCACCGTACTCCTGCATCGTCCTGGCGACGTCGCGGTCGTTGATGCTGCTCACTTGGATGCCTTCTTCTTGCGGTTCCAGGGGCTGACCATGGGAACCTTCTTGGCCTTACAGGCCTTGATGATCTGCCCGACATCGCCGCGGGTGATGATGTAGACTCCTGTGCCTTCCTTTGCGATTTGGTTCACGGTTCTCATTCCTTGCACTGTTCTAGTGCCATTTCGATTGCCTGCTTCAAGATCGGCCATTCCGCGGGATCGATGGCAATACGGTGCACTGGGCCGGTGTCGTTCTCCTGCTCCAAGACAACAAACTCACCGCCGCCCTCGTCGTCGATGCGGACGGTGGTCATCTGGAGTGAGTGGGATGGCTCCTCGGATGGGCCAACGATCCATGAAGTGGGGCGGATGATGTATTTGCTCATGGTTTTGGTATGGGGTTTGTGGGTCTGGCTTCATTCAGGATCTTCAGCATCTTGGCGCAGTTCTGCTCGTCACCGCCCCATGCGAAGAAAGCCGCTGACGCTCTCTCGATTATGTCGTGCAGGTGGGCGTTCTCCTCCAGGGCGGACATCAATGCGCCTCGATACCGCTCAGAGCGCAGCGACAGAGTGTAGATGTGTTCACCGTCCTCGATGGCCTTCTGGCGGTAGTCATCGACCATTTTGTTGGTGTCTGGAATATGGTCGCTCATGGTTTTTCGATTAGTTTATCGATGATCTTGAGCCGCTTCTTGCGCGGATGCTTAAGCAGATATTCGAGCCATACTATTGAATTGATGGT